GCCTGGTGGCCTACAGAGACACTATAGGACTGTGCTCCGTGACCAGCTTGGTATCCCAACCCAGTGTTGTAGCTACCAGTAGCTGTCTCAAGTGAGTACTGACCAAGCGCCGTGTTGTAACTGCCAGTACTGATTTCTTTACCAGCACTGTATCCCACAGCAGTGTTTCCAGAACCTGTTGTAAGGTCGAGAAGAGAGTAAGTACCAACGGCAACCGTACCACCAAAGGTGGACTCTGATGTTCCATATCCCGCACCATGACCAATGAGCGTGTTGTTCAGTCCCGTGGTGTATCTACCTGCGTCGACCCCTAATCCGACACCCCTATTACCTGAGTACTCAAGAGTTCTAAGACCAACGGCAACCACATTTGTTGCCGTAGTCTCAGTACCCCCAGTGATAAGCACACTGTTGTTACTGTCAAGAAGCTTAAAAGCCCCACTGACATCAAGCTTCCTTGATGGACTGTTTGTTCCGATACCGAAGTTGCCAGCGGTGCCGCCAGAAGTCATCAACCTCGCATACTCGGTGGTCCCGTCAGAGTTCCTGAATACGTGACCCTGAGCTGCGTCGTGATAGATGGAGTTGGTGCTCGACCTGAAGTGAAGGTAGCTTGATTGACCAAGAAGGAACAAGTGGTTACTTCCAACAATGTTGTGACCATGATTGATGGTCAGATTGTAGGTATCCCCCTCTTGCTTAAATGCACCGTCTACATGAAGCTTAGTAGATGGAGAAGTGGTTCCGATGCCGACGTTCCCAGTATCCTCTGTGATAAACAGGTGGGTGCCGTTAGTTCCGTCAACCCTGAAGTTGTAATCACCAACCAGAATCTTACCATACGTGGGGTAGACATCAGACTCAAAAGAACCGATGTTGATTCCGCTTGCTTCCAACCCGCCCCAAGACCCACTGGTCCTCTTGAACTGAATGACCTTTGTGTCGCCGTCAGTCTCGAACAACACTCTTGGAGAGTTGCCCGTGCCGTAACGCATTACGTTGTCGTAGACGTGGAAGGCTCTTTCTGGAGCGGTGGTTTTAATGCCAACCCTCTTAGTGCCCATGTCAATGGCGAGGAGGTCGTAGTTCGCTGAGTTGCGGAATCTGAACTGACCGTCAGTCTGGTTTCTCTTGAAGTAAGATGTCGTGCTAGACACACCCATCTCCATCACCACATTGGTGTTGGGGTCTTCAGCTCTGAACTGAGCACCGACACTACCCCACTCCGCCATGGCTCTAACTCTTCCAGTTACGTCGAGTTCTCTAAATGGAGACGTCGTGCCAATACCAACCTTTCCATCCTTGTCAATACGCATGCGCTCTTCAGCGCTGTTTGCGTTAGTCGAGTCTGTGTAGAAGGCAAGGAATCCATTAGCCGTGTTGCCCGCGACGTCAGTACCACCCTTGATTGCAGCACGAGTAGTTCTGTGGAATCCGTTCTGGTCCTCGTAGTTGTCAGAGAACGTGATGATAGAACCCTTCTCGTCAATGTCTTGCTCAAGAGGGTTGTACAAGTCGATGGCTGCATTGGCTACACCAACAGTACCAGAGGTGTGACCACCGTTGTACTCTACCTGGAACTTAGTGTCAGGTGTTGTGGTGCCAATACCAACCCTCTGGTTCGCTCCCTTGAATGCAACGAAGTCTGTGCTGTTAGACCTAAACAGAACATCACCGTTTCCGTTGGGGTCGATAACAACTGGAAGCCCGCTGGCACTGGTAATAGTGAATCCGTTGACATCCAGGTTGTTGCCCAGCTGAGGAGATGTGTCCTCAATCACCTGGGTGATGCTACCGTCTTCGTTGAGGTCTCTACCTCCAGCGGCCCCGCCTCCGCCGCCGAAGATTAGTCCACTAACCGTGATGTTGTTCTTTGGCTGCACCGCCTTAATAGCAGTGACCGTAGATGGCTGCACGACAGAGAGCGGAGTAGCTCCCTTCGCAGACACCGATGCCGTAAGCTGAGACCCCTCAGCAACCGTAACGGATTGTGACTTTGTAGATACAGAAACGGTGTTAACCGCCGTAGTCGGGTTAACACTTACAGTGTTGTCCTTATTTACAGATATGGAGACATTCATCAGACACTGACATCCTCATTCACAATGAATGCCCCGTACAACCAAGTTGTAACCTTACCCGTACCATCGACGGCCTGAATGTCATACACGTATGCGCCACCAGTAACAACTTTCATGTTAGCAGCAGTAACGCTAAACACAACATCTCCAGCAGTCAAGTCATCACTGTCTGTCGTATGAGTAATCTGCTTGTTATTCGAGTTACTAGAATCCTCAGTGCTCAAGATGATTGCTGAGTTGGTAAGGTCTGTAGTGTTAATCGTATCTGCAGTCCTAACCTCCATGATAAAGTTGTAACCACTCATATTCAAAGCCGTGCCACTAGAGTCTGTAACGTCAAGGTCTAACGCGAAGCTATCACCCCTGCGACATGTGATGTCAAGCCTTTCTGCTGTATCTAGATTTATCGAGTTAGCCATTGTTCAAAATTTGAGAGATGATATCGTCTTGAGCGTCGGGGGTATCCTCCATCACTGGGCGTTCGCCCTTGCGCTGAGCAATGAGCTTAGACTGAGCTGAGGCTGCCTTGTCAACTCTGGCGTCCTTCCTGTCCTCCTTGAGGATGTCAATCTTTTCTCTGAACTCTTGTTCTGTAGAACGCATACCCACGGTCGCCTGAGCGCGAATCATTTCGATTTCCTTTCTGAGCTGGTGCAGGGCCTGCCCAACAGCAATCTCAGTCTGACCCTTCATCTGAATCTTCTGAGCTTCAATCTGAGCTTCCATCTGCATCTGCTGCTGCTTCATCTGAGCTGCCGCCTGTTGAGCCTGCATGTTCATCTGCTGCTGCATCTGCATATTCTGCTGCTGCATTTGCTGAGTCTTCTTCAGCCTTCTCTTGCGACGGATAACCAGCAACCGCTCGGCCTGCTCGATATCCTTCACATTGCGGATGGCGAGGGCGTCCTCCAAGTCAATCTCTCTCTGTGCAAGAGACTGCTGGATGTTCTGCTCCAGGTAAATCCTGTCCTCCTCACTCATCTCCTTGATGACCATCACACCGAAGTTGTACATCGGCAGGTCTTCAAACGAGGCGAGAATCTCCATGCCGTGCTTCCCAATCGCCTTCTCGTAAACTCTGAATAGAACAGAGTCAGGTGGTACAATCTGCAAGCACTTCACGATGTCCTGACAAACCCTCTTGTACAAAAGCATAGAGGCATTTGTGATATCGTAGAGGGCGTTATTACCCGCAGCCATAGCCTGCTGACGAACGCCAACCAGAGCGTCACCCTTAGGCGTGCTCGCATCCATCACCTCGTTCACCCCACTAGCATCACGAATCATAGTGAGGTAGTGGTTGTACAACTGAACGTACTGCTGGATGTTTCTGATAGTGTTGTCGAGGGGGCGGATAGGTGGGTTCTGGAAGCTACCGTCAGGGTTCTTGCTCCTGTAGTAGAACACACCAGTCTGCTCGTAGATGTCTTGAATCTGAAGTGGCTGCAACTCACCACCTCTACCGAGCTGAACATTCTCCAACCCCTCGATGTCCACGATGATGCCGTCAGGCTTAGCCTTGGCAACCGCCTGCTGAATCTTCAAGTGTGTCAGCTGAAGCTGGTCAGCGAACCCAATGATAGAGCCCACCATCGACTTGGGACGCATGCGACGCAGATTAGTGCAAGCAACACTGTAAGACAGCTTGGCTTTGGTCAGGTCGTGAACGTTCCGTGGGATGTTAGAGAGAGGGCCGTAGTTAAACAGCTTGCCCACGCCCAAGACATAGCTGCCACCGTAAATGGTTTCTCGCTCCATCTTAATGGGCTGCCTATTGTAGACAGACTCTGCGGGAGGCCTGTAGTCTCCTCCTTTGAAATAGAATCCGATGTTGCCGAAGCGAGACTCCTTGCTTTCGTAGTATACGCAATCGACAGACTTGAACTCAAAGTCCAACACCTCAACGAGGTAGTCGTCGTAACCATACTTCATGGAACCAGACACCTTGTCGTAGCTACTGGTCGAGAACTTAGATGTATCGTTGTAAGACTTGTTTCGAGCAGAAGACGCAATCTTCTCGTACTCCTCCTCAGAGAATTGACCACCAGCCAAGCGCTTCAATTCTTGAATGCTGATTCTCTTGATGTGCCCGCCGTACACCAAGTCCGACATGTTCGGGTCTTCCGTATAGCTGTGAACGAAACGAGAAGGGTCAACGTACTCAAGGGTGATTCCGTAGTTGGGGTCGTTGCG